GCCGTGATCGGCCATCCCTCGCACCGGCCATTTGACCGGTGTCGTACCGGTGACTTTCTGTGTGACGGGATCGACCGAATGGAGCACCAGGACGAGCGTCAACGGAGACTGACTGAGCCGGAACGCATCGCGAGAGACGACGGTGGCGGACACCTGCCCGCCATCGACGCCCGAGCCTGCGAAGGTCCACGCGCCCAATTGTGCGGCGACGTGATACCCCCACTTGATCGAGGCGTGCGCCCCGCGAATCCCGAATGCGTGCCGACTCAGCTCCATGCATCGCCCTAGCTAATCAGGGCCACTGGCGGCCCCAACTGCCATTTGCCGCAAACGTCCCGTTCATCGTCACGGCACCGGCCACCGGCACTTCGATAGACGCGTCCACCCACGCCGGCCCGTAGAAGTAAATCGCCAGCGCATCGGTCGAGAAGTACAGATACAGCTTGGCGCCGTCTGCCGATTCCGCCGCGTCGAACAGTCGATCGTCGGCGTTATCCACGAACCCCGTGAGCGTGCCCTGGAGATCCGGCAACCCCTGCACGTAGGTTTTGTTGGCATCCCCGAACGAAGTCGTTTCTGCGCGGTCCGTGGCCCGATTGAGCGTCCAACCGCTCATCGTGGTCGTGACCGCCGCCGCGGATGCCGTCGTGCTCAGCATCACGCGCCCGCTCTTGCCGTGATAGCGTGACATCGCGTTACCCTCCGACCGCGACTGCCGCGGGCGCAATATCCCACTGCAGCAGCGTTTCAATGTCTCCGATCACCGTGCGTGCCCTATGCACCCACGACGACTCAGCCACACAGGCCGGAAGGGCACCCGCGATCTGCGCTCGGCCCGCGTCATCAGCGAGCCACATTCGAATCAGCGCCGCGGCCTCGGTCGGACTGCGGAAGGTCGGCACGAGGTCGCCGAACACTTCTGAGACTTCCGCCCGGAAATCGCTTAAATGAAAGGCCCCGCACGCCGCGAGTTCATAGGCGCGCGGGTTCAACGATTCGGCATGAGTAATCGACGGCGCCCGTCGCCCCCAGCCGATGGAGGTCCGATAGAGGTTGAGTCCGATTTTCGCGCGACGGTACAGCGCCGCCGCTCGTCGGTTGTCAATTTGACCCGCCTTGACGTACTGCCGCAACTTGCTCCGGGCCCCGAGCATGTCCCATGTGCCATAGAGGGCGAGGTCAATCCCCGTCCAATCGATGGCTTCGAACCACTGCACCCGTTCGCGAAACGCGGACCCGACAAAGACCACGTCATGCGCGGGCACTTGATCATCGGCGGCCTGCGCGCCGGGCCGATGCCGCTCGGGGTTCCACGCATGGGCACAGTACCCGCTGCACGGGTTCACTGCTCGGAACGTCGTCACCGAGGAGCGTTCATTCGTCCAGCATCCGTCCACGATGCGGGCCCGGTCGAGTTCCTTCTCGATATCGTACGGCGATTCCGTGAAGAGCACGAAGACCTTGAGTTTCGCCCGCTTCATCAGGTGAATCACGTTCGGGTGAAAGAACATCGCGGACACGATAATGACGGCGTCGACCTGGTGCCGAAGCGCCGCATCAAGCGCGTAAATGGAGGCGGTGTATTGAATCTCCGCCGTCGTCGGCTTCGGAATCGGTTCGAACGCCTGGCCAAGTTTCGCGGCCGTCTGTTTCTTCAGCTTCGTGGCGCGGCGCCACGCGTGATTCAGGTACGCGCCCGCGTTGTCGATGCGCGCGGCGAGCGAATACGGAATCACTTCGACCCCATGCTGCAGGAGTCCGTAGCAGAGCCCCGCCCACACATCCGCGGTCGACCACGATGCGCCCGGGTCCACGACGAGAAAGCGAGGCGGCCGGGTCATAGATGCCGCCCGTGGTAGTACCGATGGGTCGAGTGCCCATCGGGCGAGGTGCGTTCGGCGACCGACACAACCTGCCAACCGGTATCCTGTAAATCCTGCTCGAACGTCGGCACGTCCGCGGACCAGCGCGCGATGTCCCCTGATCCGTCGCCCGGGATGATGTCGACGAGGAGTTGTGGGGCCACCCGATGGAACGCCTCAAGATAGTCGTGCCGTTCTTCGAACGGCATGTGCGTGAACACGGAGAACGCGCAGATCCATTCACAGCCCCCGAGCCAGCCATCAAGCGCCGAGGGCCCATACCCATGAATGAGATGCGCGCTGATGCCGCGCCGCTGCGCGTACAACACCGCGGAGGGCGAGATGTCGAGACCGATATACGCCTGACAGAACCGCTGCAACCGAGCCGTCCCACACCCGATGTCGAGCACGCGGCCGTTCAAGGGCAAAGCGACGTTGAGCCGGGCACAGGTGTCGACGATGTCTCGCCCGTCGAGCACCGCCACGGCGCCGGTCATGTGCGGCACCAAGTCGACGCCGCGATCCCAGTACTGCACGGCGGGATCACCGGACGTGCCCGGCTTCGGAATCGCCACCATCGACAATTCCGGCGCCTCGTAGTGCCGCCATTCGTCGCGAGGCGGCCCGGTCCGAAACGTCAGCACGTCGGCGCTCATACAAAGGCCTCGTGCACGTGCGACTGCTCGAGCGCCTCGATTTGCTGATTCACCGGATGGAGCCGACACATCACGCGGCAATTCGCGTCGACCGTCCACCGCCCCGGATGACGGCCCCAAATCTGCGCGAACGATTCCTGTCGCAAGTCCCCGAGACACGACCCCGAGAACCCGCGCCGCTGCAGACACACCCACACGCGCCCATCGGGTGTGATGGTGGTATTGAGCCGAATCCCGAGACACGCCTGATACCCATGCCCGGTCCAGTGCGCGTACTGCTCGAAGCGCGCGACGTCGATTTCCACATCGACGTTCTCCGCGAGCCGGCGTAGCGTCGGCACCGCTTCAGGAATCCAACCACGATCACTGGTGCAGACGGACGGCTGATCCGGCGAGGTCTGAATCGCCGGCCGGAAGGTGGCGTACGTCGCATTCAACCATCTGGCGAACGCGAGCATGGCGGGCGCACGCCGCCAGTTCCACTGATGGAGCAGGAATGAGACGCCAATAACCGCAGACTTCGCCTCAGCCAGCCAGCGAATCCCAGCCACCGCCGCATCGAAGCGCGATTCAGGCACGCCTTTTTCGCCCGCGTAACTATCCGCATCGCAGGCATCAAGGGAGACCACGACCCACGCCGCATGACGGGCGAGATGTGTCGCCGTCTCTCGGGTGAGCAACCCGCCGAGGGTGTACATGCCTTGCTGGAGCCCCAGGCTGGACGCGTAGGCCACGATGCCTGTCCAGTCCGGATGCGTGGTGGGTTCTCCGCCGCCGGTCCAGATGACGCCCTGAACGCCCGCGTCAGAGGCTTCCCACAAGGCACGACGGACGAGCACGCTGTCAGCGAGATCGCCGGGCACCTCGAACGCCATTGGCAGCCGCCGGTCTCGCGTCGTCCACGGCCCGCGGGTATGCGTGTGCGCGAAGTGGCAATCCTGACAGCCGAGGACGCACCGATTCGAGAGATCCCATTCGATCGTCACGGGCGCAGGCGTTCGCCCGCGTCGCCAATCGACCAGGCGATCAACATGACGAAGCACTTTCGAGCGGGGGTCGATGTAGGTCACGCCGCCGCCTCCAGCGTGCGCGCACCCTTTTTCATGTTGCACGTCGGACAGGCCGCAACGCAGTTCTCACGAGTGTGGCCGCCGCCGCGAGCGATCGGAACAACGTGATCGAGATGCCAGTTCTGCGGGTCAAGACCAAGCCGGCAATAAGCGCACAGCCCTTTATCCCGGACAAAGACGGAGTCGCGCCGGAATCGATGCACGATAACGCCCGCCATCCGGCATCGTCTGATGTATGCGGCTTCCACGTTGAGCCGCCGAGCGGCTTCGGCGTTCTTCGCGCGCCATTCCTGTAACCGCTCACGCAAAATCGGACGCATCTTGAGTCGATAGGCCTTAGCTTTCAACCTCCTAGACGCGTTCACGTCTTGCCGTCGCCGATAAACCTTGCCGACCGTCTTCGCCCTCTCAGAGTGCCTGGAGTAATACCGATTCGCATTTGCCTTTCGGACACAAGACCGACACGACTCCTGTAACCCGCGAGGGCGGATACGATGCCGCGGGAACCGCGCGACAGATTGCTCGACAAGACACGTCGCACAACGCTTCATGCCGCCTCCGGAACTCCTCGCGACACAGCGCCGACAGAGAACACCAGATCCGACTGAACGGCATCGTGGCCATCTCGATAAAGGGCGTACATCATGTCGTAATCACCTTCATAACGATGACCGTACTCGCCCGCATGCCGTTGCCAGACACGGCTTACCCAGCGGCCACCGCGCGCCGTCTTTCACGGTGGCGACGATGATGACCTCGGGATTCCGATACTTCGCCGCGAACGCGCGCACCTCTTCGACCACCGTGGGCGAGGCGAGCACGTCATCATCGGCAAGGAGATGCACATACCGCCCGTGCACTGCGGAGACGTACTCACGCACACGCGCGAACATCCCGCCGATGCCGACCCCGACGTGATCGGGAATCACGATCTGCTCGACGTCCTCGACCGCGGTTTGCACGCGCACGCTCTCGAGACAGCGCGCGAGCTGGTGCGGCCGTCGATACGTGGGCGTATAGAACGTGATGAACGGTTCCATCACTCCGCGTCCCCAATCTCGAAGCCGTGTCGTCGAATCAGCTCCGTCAACCGCTGCCGCATTCGCGACCGCCGCTTGCGGGCAATCGGCACAATCACGGGCGGATTCGCCGCTGGCATCCGGCCCCGATTCGCGCCCTTGGCCGTCTGCCGCGGACCAGTCCCAAATTCATAGAGATGGCTGTGCGGGGCCGCACTCACGACAGCGCCGATGAGCAGGTTCGAATTGGGAAACTCGACCCGCACCCGCCGCGCCATCGTGCCGGTCTTGCGGCCGTAGCGTTGCGTAATCTCGACGGCCGCGCCGGTCGTTTCTTCCTGCACGATCGCTAGGCCCTCGGCGCGTAACGCGTCCGGCAACGCTTGAAACTCGCGCAGGAAACT